GGTAATTTCGAACCCCCTTCTATCTCTAGCGTCAGATTTATGCGTATCGCAGCATGGACGCATTTGAGACCGCTGAGACCCCAAAAATCAAAAAGCCGACAATTATATGCCACAAAAACGCTATCGGGCACTATTTCGCTTAAAACTCGACTATTTGGCTTAAATTGGCACCATGCCCATCTGCGACACCAAGGAGCTGGCTCAGGTGCTGGGAATCACCCAGGCACGGATCAGCCAGATGAAGAGTCAGGGTCGCTTTGACGGTTGCTTCACGGTTGTCCGCAACAAGATCGAGTGGGACAAGGAAGCGGCGGTTAAGGCGTACACAGACGGCAACCCGCTTGTCTCAACCAGTCCTACGCGCAAGAAATCGGATGAGCTTGAGATCCCGAGCTTCAATGAGAGCAGGGCAAAGTCTGAGCACTTCCGAGCTGAGCTGGCTCGTCTTGACCTGGAGACTAAGGAGCAACAACTGGTGGAAGTTGCTCGTGTTCAGCGCGAGGCTTTCACTGCTGCTCGTGCCGTACGGGATGCTCTGGGCAATATTCCTGATCGAGTCAGTAATCAAATTGCCGCAGAAAGCGATCCGGTGGTGATCCACCAGATGTTGACCGAGGAGATTCGTAAGGCGCTGGAGACGTTGACAAAGAATGGAGCTGAGGTTGACAAATGATTGACGGAGCCTTGGTGTACCGCAATGCTTTTCGGGATGGCTTGAAGCCCGACCCTGATTTGACGGTCTCGCAATGGGCGGATTTGTACCGAATGTTGTCAAACAAGGCGAGCGCCGAGCCTGGACCGTGGCGGACGGAAAGGACTCCTTACCTGCGGGAAATCATGGACTGCATGTCGGCCAATTCGCCGATGCAGAAGGTGGTGTTCATGGCGGGCGCCCAGCTTGGCAAGACGGAAGGCATCAATAACGTTGTTGGCTACATGATTGCCCACGCGCCCGGACCGGCACTTTTTGTGCAGCCGACGATTGAGATGGCTAAAAGGCTGAGTAAACAGCGTCTGGACTCGCTTATCCATGAAACCCCGTGCCTTGCCGACAAGGTCGCTCCTGCTCGAAGCAGGGATTCGGGCAACACGATGTTCAGCAAGGAATTTCCGGGCGGCATCCTTCTTATCACGGGTGCCAACTCTGCTACGGGGTTGCGGTCTGCTCCTTGTCGCTGGGTGCTTCTTGATGAGGTTGATGCTTTCCCGAGCGACGTGGACGGTGAAGGCGATCCTTGTGCACTGGCCGAACGACGTGCGTCAACTTTTTCCAGGCGGAAGATTATTCTCACCTCCACGCCAACGGTAAAAGATACGAGCCGGATTGAGACGGAGTATTTGGCGTCGGATCAACGTCGATATTTTGTTCCGTGTCCACATTGTGATCACATGCAATGGCTGCAGTGGAAGAATCTGCAATGGCGTGACGGTGATCCAAAGACTGCTGCGTATGTCTGCGAGGCTTGCGGGTGCCACATACCAGAGCATTTCAAGAGCGAAATGCTTCGCAAAGGCGAATGGCGAGCGACAGCAACGAGCCAAGATGCGCGAACCGTAGGATTCCATCTTTCTTCTTTATATTCACCCCTTGGGTGGAAAAGTTGGGAAGAAATTGTTAGCGAATTTTTACGTGCGAAGAATGATGCGCCGCTGCTTAAAACCTTTGTCAATACTGTCTTGGGCGAGACTTGGGAGGAAGAAACCGGGGCAAAACTTGGTGCCGATAGCCTTTCTGAGCGAGCCGAGTTCTATCCCGCCGGCGAGGTGCCCAAGGGTGCCAGTGTTTTGACCGCTGGTGTTGACGTACAGGACAACAGGGTTGCCATCGGCTTTTATGCGTGGGGCGCTGGTGAGGAGTGCTGGTTGATCAGCCACACAGAGATTTACGGCGATCCAGCCGGACAAAAATTGTGGGAACAAGTTGATGACCTCGTACTAAGGGATTACCCGCATGCCGATGGCGGAAGACTGAAGGTTTCGGCAATTGGTGTTGACTCCGGTGGCCACTACACCTCAGAGGTGTACACGTATGCACGGAGCCGAAAAGGAAAAGGAGTGTTTGCTTTGAAAGGACAATCGGTGCGGAACAAACCGCCTATTGGGAAGCCTTCCAAGGTGGATATTAACTACAAAGGTCAAGTTTTGAAAAATTCAGCCGAGGTGTTCCCAGTGGGCACTGACACGATCAAATCAACGTTGTTTGGTCGGTTGAAACACAACGAGATTGGTGCGGGGTACATTCACTTTCACGCTGAGGCTGGTCAGGAGTACTTCAAGCAAATCACATCGGAACGTCAAATTGTCCGCTACGTCAAGGGTTTCGCCATTCGCGAATGGAAAAAGAAGGCTGGTGATCGCAACGAGGCATTGGACTGCTTTGTGTACAGCTATGCGGCGCTGCACTTCCTGTACATGCGGTTCAACAGGAACACGATCTTTGAGCAATTTGAGCGTGGTATTGCCAATGCAGCAAAAAATGCCAATACAACGCAGAAATTGGCGAAACCGCCAATAGAGTCGCCATACCGCCCGCCTCAGCGTAGACTTCAAAGGCGAGCACAATCATTCGTGACAAGCTGGTGAGCATTCTTGTCCCTGATTTGATTTACGCAGGTGACACTGTCGTTTTTGACGTGCCTGCGTTTAAGGATGCGATTGGCACAAATATCGACAGCGGCACCTACACGATGAAGTGGTACGCCCGCACGAACGTTGCTTCAGAAGGCGCGACGATTACTGGCACTGCTGAAGGCACTGGTTGGCGGATAACAGTTCCAGCGGCAACGACCACTAACTTTGATGCTGGGTTATGGACGTGGCAGGCGATTGCCACCTACAGCACCTTCCAGTACACCGCTGGTCGGGGTCAGTTCACCGTCAAGGCCACCGCCGCGTATACCAGCACGCCTGGTGCATTTGATGATCGCAGCCGCGCCGAGATTGACCTGAGCTACGTTGAAGCGGCCATTCGTACACTGGCACAAGGCGGAATGGTGCAGGAATACACCATTGGTGGTCGCAGCCTGCGCCGATACAAGATGGTTGAATTGCTGCAATTGCGCGACGATCTTAAAAATGAGATTGCAATGGAGCGGAAACGGGAAAAGATCCGCCAAGGTCTTGGTAATCCCGGTCTCGCCAAAGTGAGGTTCACCTGATGGCAATCTTTGGGATTGGTCGTACCACCGCGTTGCGTAAGCAACTGGCTGAAGCGCAAGCGAAGACCTCGTATTTAAAGCGTGCTTATGCCGCTGCGCAAAATAATCGCCTGACATCTGATTGGATCAGTCAGGCCACTTCCGCTGATAGCGAGATTCGCGGCAGTATTCGGATGTTGCGCAACCGCGCACGTCAACTGGTTCGTGATTCTGATTTCGCCAAAGCATCACTGCGGGCAGTCAAGAACAATGTGGTCGGCACCGGCATTCGAATGCAGGCTCAGGTGCGCATGCAGCGTGGTGGGCGCCTTGCCGATGACATTAATCGCCGTATTGAAGAAGAATTTGATCGCTGGACGAGCGCCAAGCGTTGTCATTGCGGCGGCAAGCTGAGCTGGTATGACATCCAGCGCCTGTGCGTCACTTCAGTGTTGGAATCTGGCGAAGTATTCATCCGCTTTGTTAAGCAGTCTTTCGGCAACAGCAAAGTGCCGCTAGGACTGGAAATCATTGAATCTGATTTGCTTGATGATGACTACAACGCCATCGCAAACAACGGCAACGAGATTCGGATGGGGGTGGAGATTGACAAGTGGGGGCGACCTGTTGCCTATCACTTCTTTGATTACCACCCTGGCGATTATCAATTCAGTTACGCCAACAAAGCCGTCAAGAAGCGCATTCGCATTCCGGCTGATGACATCATCCATCTGTATTTGATTGAGCGTCCCGGTCAAACACGTGGTGTTAGCGCGTTTGCTACGGCAATCATGCGTCTTCGTAATTTGTCTGGATACGAAGAGGCTGAGATCGTCGCCGCCCGTGCCAGTAGCAGCATGATGGCATTTGTCAAAACGCCGGATCAGGAACTGTTTGA